GGTACAGATTACTCAGTTGTATTCTCTTGAGATTTCAGTTTATTGGATTACCGGATATTGTTGATCCAGGATCCACTAGAGGGCTATCAGTTTCTACCTGACGAAATTGGACACCACTAAAGCCTGTGGTGATCGAGTGTGTGGTGATGCCTGGATTTGATCCAGAGCGGAGAAAACCGCTGAACAAACCGGGTGCGCGTAAGCGCAACGTAGCAACCCTTCGTCATAGGGCGGGAAGGAATACCCCAGAAAACCCGGGCGGCCGTGAGGCCGACGTAGCAACTCCGCAAGGAGCGGGAAGGAAAACCCCAGAAAACCTTCCGGAGTCCGATCCGGAATACACCCATGAACCGACTGATTGGAGCAAGGAATTTGCTCCACTCCTGAATGCCGAAAGGTGTGCGGGAGATCAGTATCGGTCATACGTGGCCCGGCAAGCACACTTGATGCACAATGCCACCGAGCATGGATATCCTATGAATGTCCATGTTTGTGATCGCCACGCGGCAGTCTCCGGCTACTATCGCCGGTGTGCAGATTGTCGGCTGTGCGCGTGTCGGACCTGTCTTGAACAGACAGTCGCGCGTGCAGCTTGGAATGGGGAGTCCTGGCGTCTGGCGGTACGTTCTGACCGACTGACGTGTGGTGCTCTACTGTCCACGAACCACGCTATGTGTGGGTTTTGTGGGCGCTCCGACAACTTCGTGTGTGTCGGCGATGGTAGCTCGAGTTGTGCCTCTTGTTGGGTTCAATCGAGCGTTGACGCAGAGCTGGTGGTGCTTAGCCATCGGGAGACGTGTCGCCATGTAGACGCCAACAGAGACTACTCAGAAGGAAACTTCGTCGCCCGAATTGACGAATTCGGATTGCCGAAGGTCGGGGAGAGAAATGTTCTCACACCAGATCACCACGTGATAGATCTGGGTTTTGATTACATGGATGCCCCGATTCCGTCCGCACCAGAGTCTACTGAGGGGATCCTCATTGAGGTTGCCCCGGTCCCAGATCTTGTTGATCTGGGATTCTATGAGGA